TGTAATTGACCTACCTGCATCGTGTCCATAATAAGTGTTTTCATAAGTTGGATTTGATGTTGAATTATAAATACTTCCGTTAGAAGCAATAAGAAATCTTTGTTGTTCTACATTAGAAGTATCATTTGTTTTAAATACTAAATTAGCACCAAAAGCTGTTCCGTCTGTTTGTGAAAGTATAGTTGACCTTGAAACAACACTTCCTCCATTAGCACTCGGATTTGTTCCGTAAAGTGATAAAGCAGCTATACTACTATAAGTTCCTTGTTTTGCTTTTATTATATTAAAAGTACCTCCACCATCATCTGTTAATTGCATTCTTAAAGCACTATCTATTTCAAAAGTTATATCACTATTATCTGCTATTTGCATTCTTGAAGTAGTAGCATCATCTCCAATTACAATTCCACCTGTTCCACCATATATATATAAATATCCATTAGTAGAATAATGTTGTATTGAAGCAGCAGTACCAGACAAAGTTGATGAACCTGCAAATGATACTGCACCATTACTATCTATATGCATTCTTTCTACATTACCTATATAGTGTCCAAATGAATTATCTGAATGGTCAAATTTTATATAACCTGCATAAGCTCCTCCACCAGAAGTTGCATCTGCAAAGTTTAATGCTCCATAAGTACTGCTTCCTGTGTATATAGTAATACCCTCTGAACTACCACCTCCTGCTCCTACAACAACAGTACCTATACCACTTGCTGAATCTATTGAAGTTGCATCTGAAGTATTAAAGCCATAAGTCATAGAACCTCCATCAAAATATAAACCACTTCCACAAGTATGAAGTAAGCTCCATAAATTGTTATTTGTAGAATCTAATCCTGCTTTAAAATATTCACTACCTGCGTTTTGCCAACTTATTGAAGCACTATTACTTGAACCTCCTCTATCAATACTCAGTATGGCATTTGCTGAGCTATCTAAAATTATTTCGCTTCCGTTTACTTCTACATTAGCTGCAAAAGTTGCGTTTTGTGTTCCACCTATTGTTAAGCCTAATGTAGGTGTTGTTCCTGTTTTTACTCTAAAATCTCCTGCTGTACTTATTTCTGCACCTGTAACATTGTTTTCAGGTGTCATAAAAGAATTATCTGAATATCTTAATTTATTCCCTGCAGGTATTGTTACATTGCCTGTAACACTAATTCCTGCACTTGTTGTTTCAAACTTTTTAGTACCATAATGATATAATTCTACTGCACCACTAAATCCATTTGCTATTAAATAATTTGTGATACTTCCACTTCCATTATCAGTTTGTATTGTTACATTAGAATCGTTAGCAGTATTTATAATATGTAAATTATGGTTAGTAGCTTGAATAAAAGTTGTCTCTGAATCTCCAACATCGTGATATATTTCTAAATCGTTACTTGCTCCAAATATAGCTTTACTACTATCTGCAAAGGTTATGTCATCTCCTGAACTTACTGCTATATCCGTTCCTCCTGTAGTGTTTCCGTTTGCTAATACTTCTGATAATTCGTTATTAGCACCTACTTGACTATCTACATATCCTTTACTTGCTGCATCTGTACTTGCACTTGGTGTTGCAGGTATTGTTACTTGACCTCCAAAACTACTTTGTCCTGTACCTGATACTGTTAATTCTCCTGTAACTGTAACATCATCTGGTAAGCCTATTGTTAATGTTTGACCACTTGCTGAAGTTTCTATTTCATTACTTGTACCTGCAATAGTAAATGTTTGGCTATCTAAATCTACACTTCCTGTGCCACTTCCACCTGCAAAATCTAAATCTTCTGCTGTTACTGCTGCATCTACATAAGCAGTTGTAGCTAATTTAGTAGAGTTATCTCCTTGACTTTGAGTAGTTGCTATTGTTCCATCTTGTAAAGTAACTACGCCACTTGTAGCTGAAATAGTGTTTCCATTGATATTTATGTTATCAACTTGTAAGTCTCCTGTTATTAATACATTTCCTGTGACATCAAGCTCTTTACCTGCTGTTGGACTGCCTCCTATTCCTACCTCTGCTGTGCTTAAATACAATATGCTATTGTTTCCCGAACCATCAGTCATTTGCTGAGCTGTGGAACTTAAAACTGTATTAGCGCTTGTCTTTAAGAGTCCTACATACGTTACTGATATTTGTGTACCTGTTAATGCTGCCATTCGTCTTTAAATATGTTATTAATTTTTCAATATTTTTCTTTTTTACCTTATACCTCACAATACCCAACCATTAAATAATGCGTCCTTATCAGGATGTATCTCATCGTTTGTGTTGCTTGTATATTCAGGAAAACTTGACTGATTAAAACTCATATAATCAATAAATCTTCTTGTATAATATTCTGCAATATCTCTGTGTTTTTCTACTAAATAATCTACTTCTTCTTTTGTAACACTTTCACTATTTTCTGAAACGTGCTTGCTTATGCCTCCGTTCTTAATCTGATAGGCCGCAAAAGGTAAATAATCTACCATCGCATAGTGTATTAGCATAGGCTGTAGAAAATCATTTACTAATGTTAAATAGTTTCCTGTAAGATTATCTGCAATTATATCTGCACTTATTTTATTATATAGGTCTGTTCCTGTATAATTTCTTATATGGATTTGCTGTGCTATTTTTATAAACTGAATAAATTTATCAATATCTACATTTCCATCTACTATAGAATTTCTTTTAAGTGTAATCGGTTTTATAAATAATGCTGTTGCCATATCTTATTTAAAATTTGGGTGATGTCCGTTATTAGGCATATCCTTTGGAGCTACCTTTGCTTTTTTATGTCCCGCAGGTCTTGGAGCATAAGACTTAGGAATACTAGAAACTTCATCATAATTCTGTATAACCTTTTTCATTGTTTTAGATTTCAACCTATACAACACCTCACTCCAATAGTGACCACAGTTTACGCCTCCTTTGTACTTAAATAAATCATAAGCTTTTCCTTTATGGCCAAAAGACTTGTTTACTCCTGCTCTACTTGCTTTGTCAATATCTTCTAGTCTATATACAACTCCCCTACCGCTTCTGGACATCATAATTCTACAAAATTGTCTTGACTTACCTGAAGAATATTTTTCATTATACTTATATCTTACTTTATACAAAGACTTATCTAAGTAACTAAAACCAGACTTCTTAGAATCTATACTTCTCTTTTCAAGCTTTTGTTCTTTGCTTTCTATATGTTTAGTTGCCCATTCTTCTATATCTTCATTCTCCTCGCTTAATTCTCTTTCATCTACTGCTTCCCATCTATTTGAAATTGTTTCACCTCTAAGCTCATCTAATATTATATCAAACTCCTCATCGGTTAAATCTTCTTGACTTAATTTAACTCCTGTTTCTTCTTCTTTAGTTTCTTCATCTTCTACATTATCTAAGTCTGTAAATTCTAAAGGTTGTAAAGTTTTAAAATAAAGATTAAGAGATATATTATTTACTGCTAAAATCTGGTCAAAGGCATCAATCAATAAATGTTGAAAAGGCCTTATAACTGTATTGTCTAATAAAGTAGATGCAGTCTTTAATTCATCTGCATTGTTTCCTAAGCCTGTTTGGTCTTTAACACCTATAAGCATAGGAGATACAATCCTGTGAGATACCATTATTTTTCTTGTACTTTCTTCACTCAAAAACTGATATTGTTGATGAGCATCGGATAATTGTACAGGCTCTATATTAGCTGCGGTATCTGCATTGTCATTAAAGGCTAAAATAAATTTACCTGCATTGCTTGTTCCTGAAAACTTTTGGTATATTCTTTGCTCTATAAGCTCCCTTTCTTCTTCATTTGGTACTCCATTATTAAAGTTAATTAACATTGAAGGAGACATTCCATTTAAAATATTATTTAAGTGAAAGTTTCCTATTTCTTCTTCTAGTTCACAATATTGTAAACCTCCTTGATAATCTACTGAGCTATAATAAAAGAAACCTGCTCTATAAGGTTTTACATACATTATCTCAATATTCTCATTACTCATACCAAATGCAGGTATTCTCTTTGCTTTGTCATTAGGTCTGTATTTAGACCAATCATTAAAGTAATAATAAGCTTCTATTTCTCCTTTGTCATTTGCTTTTTCTGCTCTTAATGTTTCTACAGGAAAATGTTCTACTTGCGCTACAGTCTTTCTATCTTTAGAATAAATTACTTGCATCGCACATTGTCCCATAAGTTTTAAATCATAACATAACTTTCTAACACAGTCATTGTTAAACAAAGAAACCATTTTAGCATACTCATCAGGCTTTTGATTTGAGTTTGTCGCATCTAGGCCTTTGCCAAATATCATTGCGCTAATAGCATTGATAATAGCATTATTGGTAGGACTACCATTATATCTGTCTATAAGATATTGAAAGTAATTATTATCTTCTCCATAAGCAACCCAATCTTTATTCTTGATTTCAGTTATTTTAGGGGTAGTATAACTACTTAGGTTTATAAATCTTAAATCGTTCATATTATTATATAATCGTTACTATGAGACGCATCAGTATCATCAAAATCATACTCATTTTTATTTATGTCATAGTAATCGTTGTTTGCTTGATTAATTGTCTGGTCTGTGCAAAATATCTTGTCTTTATAATATAGTATAGTATTTACAAGATTATTTCTAACTTCAAAAGTGTAAAATCTTCCTTCTTTTAATACAGGGTTAAATGTTACTTGCAACTGTCTGTAATTATCACTTGCAGCAGCCGTTACTTCATCGTTAAATATTTCTGTATTTCCCGCCTCATCTTTGACTATTAATTTATATGTAGATAAAAAAGCTCTAGGTATAATGTTAATAGTTTGCTGTGATGCACTTGTAGTCAAAATCTTCATATAATTATATATCGAAATAAATCAACTATTTTGTATAGAGATATAAAAAAAGGGGCTTTTAAGCCCCCTAATTATTTGTGTTTTTTATTTTTACTTTTTGCGTGTTCAATAAAAAGTCCGTCAAAAAGGTCATCTCTAATTCCTAGAGTTTGTAGTAATTTACAAGTGTTTAAATAGTTGCTTTGTAGTGGTGTTAAATCTTTCATACACTAAATATACACTTTTTTTATTTATTAAAAAATGTTAATAATTCTCTTGAGGGAAATTTACGCTAATGCACTTTCTCGGATTTTTAATGTTAGTATATGCTAGAACCCATTGAGTTCCTTAAATCGCTTAAAAATAGCCTTAAATTCAATATTGGCATTTTACCAAAAACCATAAAAAAAGGGGCTAAATAGCCCCCTCTTTTGCATTAAAAACCTAACTTATGGAGTTGGGTCAATCGGACTTGTTGAGTCGTCAGTTGGTGCTGCTGCACAGAAGAATGGTGGTGCAGTTTCCTGCGCTGTGAATGTCAAAGTAAATCCTGACAAGTCACCCATTGCTGCTCCTGTTACTACAGTTCCGCCTGTTACTTCGCATCCGTGGTCTTTCCCAACTAGGAAAAAGTTTCCGTTATAATCTTCAACAACGATTTGCGGTCTGCTATGAGCAAGTAGTTTAATTTGCTCTTGAGTCGCAACGTCTAAAAATGTAAATGTTAAGTTAAGTGTACTTTCATAGAAAGTTGTGCCATTTTCTCTTGACGAGTTAATAGCTGTTTCTAAAGAAGAATTTCCTTTTATATGATACTCATAAAAAGTTTCAGCATCATCTAAGGTAATCGTACCTGACGAATCTGTTAAAGCAGCAGTAGTTGTTGAATATGGGCCAAAGAAAACATTTTTTAACCCACCTACGCCACTCTTACAAGGTAATTCTCTTCCGTTTGTTACAATACAAGGCATATCTTTATTTTTTAAAAGGGGGCTTTTACACCCCCTTGATTATACTAATTAAGAATAAAGTACGATGTCAGAACCTATTCCGTGCTGAACACCTGCGCTTCCTCTTAATACCACTCTTACGTTTTGACTTCCGTCAATATCAGCCATATCAATTAGCTTTACTTCTTGCCAGTCATTTAATAAACCTGTTCCGAAGTATAAGTTACCAGACTGTGCAGCAACCATTGTGTCATCTGCTAAGCCTGGAGCTTTGAATAATGGAATCCCTTGGAAGTTCATCTCTGTTTTACCTACATTATAAAGGTCTCTATAACCTAATGCAGCTTGAGCTTGAACATAGAATTTTTCAGCACTTGTTGGAAGATAGATTTTTAAATCTTCTTTTCCATATACTGCTGAAGGAATCGCATCTACAACTTTATCTAATTCTGTGATAATGTTTGATTTTGAAAGAGTCGTACCTGAAACGTCTACAACGTCAGAGTCAGCAAGTAATAACGTTTTAAATCCGTCAAACTCTCCTGCATTTGAAGTTGAACCATTCCAAATATTCTGCTCAGTTTTTTGTGCAACTTTTGCCGCAACGTGACCAATTAAGAAATCTGCAAAATCTTTTGGTAACTCATCGTATTGTGAGAATCCCATAGAAGCAGCATCCCAATCTTGTCTGAAGTCTTTTTTACAAAGCTCTAAGTTTACTTGAAACTCCTCTGGTTGTAAAATTCTTTCAGTCAAAGTAACTGTTGAACTTGGGTCAAAGTCACAAGACCCATCTTTTAAAATATCATCTAAAGCAAGTTTCTTTAAAACCTCTTTAAATTTAATGTTTGGTTTTACTGTAACCCCTCCTTCTGAAAGTGTTACCCCACTAAGCAAAGCCTGTGCAATATACTCGCCTGCGAACTGACCTGCATAAGTAGTTGTTATTGATGTAGTAGTAGCCATATCTTATTATCTATTATTTATTAATTATTAACTTGGGTCAGTTGCTGTAATTGAACCTGCGCTGTTTCCGATTCCGTAAACATACCACCCTGAACCATCAGACCAAATGTCAATAAAATCTCCTATTGATTCTGCTGAAGCTACAAAGTTGATTTGGTCCTCATCAGACGCTGCAACAGACGCTCCGTTTACAACTAAAATTCCGTTTATGTTGTCTCCCTCTGCTGAGTCAATAATAAAGTTTGAAGTATCGAACGCTGCCGCTACAACAAATCTAAAATTAACACCAGACTTAACCGCAGGTAGTGTTACTGTCACACCTGTCGAGTTATTTAATTCATACCATTTTCCTGAGTCCGCTTCTGTTAAAGTAGACGCAGAAGAAATAGTTTCTACTTTGTTGAAAATTCTCTCAACATCGTTTGAAAAGTGTTTTAAAACTGCCATATCTATTTATTATTTAATTTTGCTATATTTTTCATTACTCTGTCTAAAGTAGAATCTCCTCTTTTTTGAGCGAATTTTACTTTAAAATTTGAAGTTTCTAATTCTGGATTGTGTTTTAAAGGCTCAACCGCAGGTGCAGATAATTCTTCTTTTAGTACTTCTTGTTCGTTAAGAACTTCAGTAACTGCAAGACTAACTTGCTCTGCAACTTGAGATGACATTTCTTCTTTTTTCTTGTCTCCGTGGTCCATCATCTTTTCAATCATTCCTTTGATTTCGTCAATCTCTTTTTTGAACTCTTCTCTTGATACATATTCCATATCAACTTCTTCTTCCTTTTTTTCTTCATCGTCTCCGTGTTCTTCAGCTTTGATTTCTTTAATCAGGCCTTCTTCTTCAACAACAAGGATTCTATTATCTTCAAGTTCGTATTCTCCAACAGGTAGAGCAACTTTCTCATCCTCTGTGCGAATAAAAACTTCTTTTCCTGATTCAAAAGCATCTGCTTCTAAAACAGTACCATTCTCAAGTTTAAGCTCCGCTAATTGAATATCGCTTAACTCAACTCCTAGAAGGTTTTTTACTTGGTTTAACATTTCTGTAGCTTTCATAATTATATATCGGTTTTGATTATTTATTTTGCATTTTTAGGCTTTCTTTTGAATTATATACCATTCAGAGCCATCACACCAACACATTACCCCCTCGTACTCTTTATTGATTCTATAAGCACTTGAACTCCCATCTAAAGTTTGTCCACTTGCAGGAGTTAAATCTGCGTGTGTGCTTGTAGTAAAAGTTGTATCTGAAATAACTCTTATAATTCTATTAAGGTTTTCTGTAGCAGTCGCATCTGGTAAAGTAAGTACCATAGTTCCTGTAGCACCGCTCCAGGTCAATTTTAAAAGTAAAGTGTTGTCATAAGTTGTACTTCCCAAATCTACAGTATCACTCGCTGACACAGTTAAATTTGTAGGAACAATATAATTGCTTATTTCATTTACTGTTGCATACTTTGTCTCACTACTTTGAACTAAAGCAAACTTCTCTGTTCCATCAATGGTTGTAGCTTGGTTTAATTGTGATATTTTTTTTCCCATTATACTAAAATGTTTAAATTATCTTCTTGTAATATATTGCCCCCAGATTCTAATAATAAAACTTCTGGGCCTGTAATTCTACCTATTCCTTGTGCGTGTAATTCTCCTGTACAACATTTAATTGAATAGGTTAATTTGTCTTTGCACAAACAAGCCCTTCTTCCTCCTTTTGGACTTGTATAACTAGGTATAAATTCTTTACTCATTTTTTATTGCTTTTTGGATGTCCTTTTGGTAACAAATCAAAATCTCCTGTATATTTAGCATTTTGAGGTCTACCATTTCTAACCATATACATAAAAGCATTGACTCTGGCAAATGCCCATTGTGAAGGATTATTCACTCTTGGACTATGAGATACGTTAAACGCTCCTAAGCCTCTTTGAAATACTGACTTTAACATTCCTACGTTTACGCCATATCCTAATTTATCTTTATACCTTTTATTAAAGTCATCTGATTTTTGTTTTAAAGTAGCTTCATCTTTTTTAGATACTTTTGCACCTCTTGTTGTTGAAGCATCTCCTTTAGCAGTTCCTTCTCCTTTTGGATTTGGATTTGGTGTTCCTGACTTTGGAGCTTTAGGACTTTTCTTTATAGCGCCTCTTGGGCCTACTTCTGCTAATGCGTGTTTCTCACAAGGCATATACCAAATCTGTCCTTCAAAATCGTGTTCGTGTATTCCTTCACATCCTATATCTTTTGCAATCTTTTCAGCCATTTCTTTGGAAGCATAAGCAAGTCTATCTAAAATAATAGCAAAATCATCGTCTACTTTCATTGATGCTAGTTCAATTTCTCCAAGTTCTTTTAACTTAGATTTACTCCATCTTAGACCTGCTTTGCCGCCCCACAAATAATAGCTTATAGTACCACAAGCTTCATTGTCACTAGGATTAAAATATTCTTCTGCTCTTGACAAATAAGAATACATCCTTTTAATTGTTTCTTTACTTATAGGTTTTCCTTGTGCTAATTGTTGCGCTCTTATTTTACCAACATCTGTTGCACATTTATTGTTTACTTTTTTATTAAGTTCAATACCTTTCTTAGCATTGTTTTTTACCGCATCTGGATAATCAGAATAAGATTCTAAAACCATTTTGTTTCCACCTTTATATCTCTTATCTTTTTTAATGATGCCTTTTACCTGTGATAATAAAGCCTCTGCTTCTTCTTCTTCTATATTAGCGAGGTCATTAATTGTTTGGTCTTTTGGTCTTTGGGCCTTATCTGCAAAATAACCCTCAATACTAAAACCTTTTACTTTACCTGTCTTTACATACTCATCCCAAATCTCATCATTATTTACTTTTACCGCACCCATCCAAGTACCTACAGGAACATCTAATCCATATAATCTTGATTTGTCTTTTTCATTATCTTCTACTATCCAAGATTCAACAAGCGATAAACCTTTTATTGTGTGTTGGTGTTCTAAAGTTGAGTTGTTTTGATTTCCTTTTTGTAAATATAATTGTGATGCCTTTCTTACAGTATCTCTTGTAAAATATATATAATATTCTTCTTCTCCACTTTTTCTGTAAATAGGTTTATTAGGAACTAACAAAGCACCTAAAAGAATTTTCTTTTCTTTATCTACTTCAGCTAGTTTTAATTCTTGAGATTTAAGAGCAACGAAATCTTCTTCTATTGCAGGATTCTCTACTATACTTATTGCTTCAATTCCTGTTAAATCTTCGTTGTCGTCTAGTATTAATTCGACTATCTTCATAATAATATATCGTATTTTAAATTAATTTTTGCTTATCCTAAAGCACTTTCCTGAATTATATTCCTATCTAAACTCTGTGCTGTTGTAACATCCCCTGCAACGACATAGGCCTTAACAGGTTGTTGAGTTTGCTGAGCAATAGTCTGAGCTAATTGATTTGTTCCTGTAGCTCCAACAATGTTAAATGAAGGTGCTTGTGGAGTTGGTGTTGCTGCTGCACCTCCACTTGATGCAACTCCACCACCTGATGCAGCCATAGGTTCAGTTGAATTTATCTGTCTTACAGTTTTTAATCCTGTAGCTAAGACAGTCGCTATGTTTGCTATTCTTGCAATAGTTGCTATTGGTTCAGGTAATACTGACTTACTTGCTAAAACTTCTGTTACACCTTGATATGTATTTATAAGAGCTTGACCTGTTGCAAATGCTTTACCTGCTTTACTTGATTCTCCTAAGATAGTTGAAATAGCTCCAAATGTATTTGATACTGCGTCTAATTTAGCTTTCTCTACAAGTTTTTTATTTGCTAAATCTGTATCATCTATAGCTTTTTTCTCTGCTGTAATCTCTTTGTCTCTTGTTATATTCTTCTGTCTTGATTCTTCTAAAAATGTATCAAGGGCTATTTGTGCATCTACCTTAGCTTGTGTGCCGTCATTTGCATTGTCAATAATAGCTTGTAGACGTGCAGTTTCTTGCTTTTGTTCAAGAGCATCAATTTCTTTTTGCTTTAGCAGTCTTTGTAAATTATTATCTATTTGTTCAGCATTAAATCTTTTTCTTTCAATAGATAAGTTGCTTTCTGCTTCAAGCTTAGAGTTAATCATTTCTTTCTCCTCTTTATCTAAAGCCAAATCATTTGCGAGTTGTTCAGACCTAAATCCTGCGACAGTTGCCCTAACTGCTGCAAGTTCATTTTCAGCCTCCATAACCCTTTTCTTAGCTTCAATATTATTTTCGTCTTTTGCCAATTCAGCTTGTGCTGCTGCTAAAGATATTTTTGCATTTTCAAGCATTATTTTTTCCTGCTCATCTAAAACTGCGGCTAAATTATCGTTTGCTTCTCTTCTTGCTTCTATAGATAATCTTTCATCGTCTCTTACTTGTCTTAAACTTTCTGCTTGTAAATCAAATTTTTCTAAAAGTCCTTGATTTGCAACTGCTGCTAATTCAGCAGACTTTGCTAATTCCACATTTGCTGCTGCTGTATTGACAACATTTTTTACATAGTCAGTGGTCGCTTTATTGACTTTTTCAACAGTGTTATCTACACCTGTAAGTATATCTACAAATTCTTCTCCTGCTGAATTTGCATCATCTAAAGCACCCGCAAAGTCTCCTTTAAATAATTTTTGAAAAGCACTTCCTAAAAACCCTGCCATATCTAAAAGAGACTGGAATCTTTCTATGGTTCTATTAATTACTCCTTGAATAAAATCCTGTACAAGTTTTTGAGGCTCTGTAAAAAGCGTATTGAAAAAATCTCCTACTGTACCCACAGCAACTTCTATAAATTTTATAAAATCATTAAATGCAATAGCGAGAGCTTCAAATGCTGTGTTAAAAATATCTACGACTCGTTGATTTGTCATAAACAATTCTTTAAGTTTTTCAAAAGCAATAACAAGAATACTAATAATACCTAATCCTTTTAAAACCTTACCAAACTTGTTAAAGCTTTTTCCAGTTTTTGCAGTCTCTTGGCCAAGTAATTTTGTGCTATCTTTAGCCTTTATAGCGGAAGATTCATATTTTTTAAATTCTTTTTGTGAAGTATTTCCAACTACAACAGTGTCTTTATTGAGTTTTTGTAACTCTTGTTTTATAGCGTTTAATTCTGCTTCTGCCTGACTTGTATTTGCTTTTACGTTTACTATTACTTGTTTTGCCATTTCATTTCATTTTTAAATTGTTTAAATACACCATTTATGGTTTTTGGTATACTATACTTGCCTTTTGCGATTCGGATATTTTCAGTTTCTCCGTTTGCTATTTCTAATAATTGTAATATATGCTCTATCATACTCTTTTTACTTTGTTTAATAATTCTAAACTACTTTCACCTGTCTGTAAATTAGTATCAATCTTATTTATTACAAACTCTTCATTATTTATAATAATGGTATCGCTTAATTTATAATTCAATAAAAAGCTTTGTGGCAATATTGCTTTTACTTTTACTAATCTTCTATTATAATCAAATATGTCACTTATGTATCTACTATAAAATGTTTGAAACAAAGTGTTACTATCTATGATAGGTATAAATGGGTCAATCTCTTGACTGAAGTTTATTGTTTGATTTGCTGTTATTTGTGTATAATCTATAGTTATATTGGCTGTATCTTCTACATCAGTAATTGCTCTTACACTATTTGTTATTGCTTCTGATATATTACCACTAGGCCCTCCGTCTTGTACAACTATTGTTTGACTTGTATAATTAGCATCTAAGTAACTAAAAGTAACTGGGTTTGGTTCATCTGCATCTACACTTATAGAAACACTTGAAGTACCTTGATTAAAATTAGTAGGCCTGTTATAACTTGTAATTTCAGCAGGAGTACCTGTCCCCCCACCATCGTACATTTGTATTGACTTAGTTCCTGTGGGAGTTGTATTTTTAAAGAAGAATAAAGGTTTGCCTACTGTAGGGCTTTGGTTGTCATCGACAAAAAACCCATAACCGACCTGAGTATCTGTGTCATCATTAGAGTCTTTTATTCTTTCAAAAAACATTTTTTCAAAAGGAACAGTAATTCTATAATCTTGACCTCTATTTAATCTAGGGTCTCTACCAGAATTTTCAGCATCTCTTGCTTTTACTGAACCATATTCTCTACTGTTTAATTTGTTATAATAAAAAGCTCCGAATGTTTTAGGTTCTTCAAACTTAAATTCTATATCATTAAAAGGTACGCTAAAGTTACTTTCGCTTTCATCTTGTTTTATATATTGTGTAATATCTCTACTTGTTCCACTTTCATAAAAAGCATCTAAAGTTTGTACTTTCACTTTAGCAAAATCTGCACTCGAAACATCATCTTCTACAAAAGCTGTTAAATTAAATGTTTTAAAAAGGCCCGTTAAGAAAGTTAATATTTTCATATCTGGTATTTGGTCTGATACGCTTAAAGTATCTACAACATTACCAGGTGATACACTCTGTGCTGTAATATCATATCTTAAATCACTTTCCCCATCTTCTTCTATTCTTTTTCTAAATGTTAAATCGTAAGTTAAAGCTAGAGTAGTTTCTTCTGTTTCAATAACTAACTCTACATTATGTTCAACAACAACTCCTCCTGCTTCATAGTCAGGCTCTTGAAAAGTATGTCTTAACTGTGTGCTTGTGTTTCCTGAAACGTGGTCTATTTCTGCTATCGTTTCGTTTGTTCCAAACTTTCTTAATCTTACTGTAAACTTCTTTGTATTTACGCTTGGAGTTACAGTCCAGTCGATTGTCATTTTTTCTCGCTCCCTGCCCCCATAAAGGTTAGCCGTATGAAACCTAAAAGCTCCACCATCAAATATTGGAACAAATTCTGAAGGACTATCATCACTAAAGAAGTCTGTCACATCTCCTGTAAAACTTGAAATATTATCTATAATAATTAAATTAACTCCTGTCTCATTTGTAGGAGTCACACCCACAGCTCCTTTATTACGATGTAACCACATATATAGATTTGCAAAAAAACCACTTGTTTTAAAGAAGTCATCTGTAAACCTCATATCGATGTCTTTGTCTTGCTCTAAAGTTTCTATAATATCAATAATTCTTAATGCAGGTTTTAAATCAGTATAATGGAAACCCTCGCTATCTGTAGATTGATTTCCTGTGTAATCTAAATTTCTAGTATTTTCTAAAAGCGTTCCCGCAGTTCCACTATCATAAATAAACCTATTTGTGTGAGATATTAAAGGATATATAATATGCGGGACCGTTACTGTTTGGCCTTTTAATTCACTTACAAAAGTTTCTAAGCCTTCTTTTACTCTTGTTACATTATACTCGTGATTATATTTACCAAAATCTAATGAGCTTAATTTTCTATCTGATAATCTGTCTTTAAGTTGTACTGTTTGGCCATAAAAAGTAATATTGTAAGAATCTGGTACGTTGTTTTTTAATTTAACACCATTTAAAACTATATAGCCTCTTCTAAAAGGTTTGAAGTTTAATTCTAGTATTGCATCTAGTTTTGAGTTTGCATTAAATATACCATTAGGAATCGCATCTGAAATTAAGTCTCTACGATAATAATGCTTAAATAATTTGTTATTAGTTGCACTTGCAGGTAAAGAAAATGACTTACTAAAGTCTGTAAATACTTTTTCTATATCTCTAATATCTTGTATTGACTGCGTTAGTGTTATTGTCTCATCTTCAAATAAATCTAACCTTTGAAAATTAATGTCAGTTATTAGATTGATTTCATCCCACTTTCTAAAAGTATTTTCCCAAAAGGTATCTGTCAAATTCCAAATATCTGGATTAGGGTCTGGACTATCTAAAATAACACTTGGTATAGCAAGGCCTACTTGATTCATTATCTAATTGTATTTATTTTATCAAAAGCGAACTTAAAGTCAATAGTATAATTTGCTAGTCTATCATTCAAACTTGTTTTAAAAGTTACTTGTTTGTTTTGTGGTATAATTGGTAACTGCTGAGAGTTTTTCTCAATCCATACTCTTGGACTCATTAATAATTCTTCTATGACTAGATTATAACTATCATTAACATATCCTGTATTCATTGTTATACTATCTCTACTCATTATATTTCTTGTTTTGTATTGAGCATTATTTACAGAATATGTCGCACCTGTGGTTAGTGTATTTGATTTAAATTCGTCTCTTTGAATATCTATGCTTTCAATAGATTTTAAAAAGAAGTTTATTCTTTGCAAAGCACCAAATCTATTTACAAAAGTTACAGGGAAATTGGTAAACTTACTACAAGGTTCTTCTTTTATATTTATAGTTTCTGTTCCTGAATCTGAAACAATATCAACACTTGTGAGAGTAGCACTTGTACTTGTAGCATATTCTATTGTCGTATTTGTTGTATCTATTCCTGTTCCTACTGTAACGCTTGTAACTGTAGTAGCACCATTTTTAAAGTTTACTGTAGTTGCTCCTGTTAATGTATCAGCTCCTGCATTTACACTTAAATTTGCAAGTACAGGTATTTTAAGTATTTCGTTTTCTTCTCTAAATATTGTATCGTTTGACATTAACTTAGTTGTACTTCCTACAAAAGTATTTAAGCTTAAAGTAGTATCTCCATTTGTTTGCGATTCAGTAGTAAACCCATCTTCAAAATATCCATAACCATCAAAGGCTATCATATTTGTTGTTATCGCATCAAGAGCTGTTCCTGCTGCGTTTCTTGGAGTTGCTACTGTTTTAACCCAAAGATTCAGGCCATTGTTTCCAAACGTACCGCTAAAGCTGTATTCTATGTAGTCTTTTATTAATTCGCCTATTTCAAATATCACAAAGTTGTTATCTGCTACTTCGTTTTTTCTTAACTGATACGTTACACTTGGAGATGCTTGATATGTTCCGCTATATATTGATATTGTAATATCGCAGTCTACTAAGTTAGTATTTGCTATTTTCAAATATACAGGTGTGTTTATGTTTACTTTATATATTGCCATTTTTTATCCTTTTTCGTCTATTAAATCGTTTTCAAAATCATCAACAAAAGCCCCTGCAAATTCATTTATCATAAAATCAAATCTTGCTTCAAATGGTTTTGTAAAAAACATACTAGGCTTTATTCCCTGTTCAAATATAGTTTTAGCTATTGCAAAGTTTAATCCTTTTCTTTTTTGAAATTTACCACCTGAGCCTCTTGGTGCTATTCCTTTTCTAACAGTCCATTTATCAAAAGCTTTTGCAGGTGGCCTTTTATTAGTATAGCTAAAAGGAGTGTTATACTTTTTCTTTGTTCCTGAAACCCCTTGGTCTTGATATTCCCCATATTGAAGCATTTCAAATAATAATTTAATTTCATCTGAAGTTTCTATAATTTTATAATCTAAAGAATCATATAAAGCCTTTGATGAATTTTTTTTACCTTTTGTTAAGTTACTTCTTGATTGTTGAATAACATACTTTGCAAAAGTGTTTAATACTATTTTAGTTCTTCTTAAATTCATCTAGCAACTGCTTACATCGTTTTCAATTATTATATCCATAGTACAGGCCCATCCTGCTAATTGGTTTTCAAATCTCTCATAGAATGGTTCGCAACTTGGCTCTCCTACTAATTGGTATTTTGTAGTATATAAATTACCTCTACCTAATAAAGCTATAAGTCTAGTTTGAACTGCAAGTTGAGAGTTAAGAACATCTTGCTCATTGTCATTGCCTCTAAATATATCAGTAGCTTCTTCTTTGTCGATATTTACAATATCCATTGACATAATTGTTATGTTAAAGTTTATTGTAGATTCTCCAGGAGTTGCGCTGTTTATTATTATATGACTTAAAGGAAATATAGTCTGCTTAGATAAATCTATTTCTGTGATATCTCCTGTGGTTACTGTATTGCAGTTTATATCATTAAGCAGATTTGTTTTTAACGTATCTGTTATTTGATAAAACCCTATTATTCCTTGTGAACTCATTTAACTTTATTTTTTATTTGTTTAGCTTCTAAATCATTTTTTTCTTTCATAAAACTTAAGGCCATTAGACTTTTATGTACATTTAATTGAGTGATATGTTCAAATCGTGTAATATCCCCTTGAGCGAGTGCGTAAATTGACTGATACCATCCCCATTTTTGACCAAATTGTCCAACTCCGCTAAGTGGGTCTGATTGCCCCCCTCCAAATAATTCGTCATAACTCTCGACAAGTCGATTCCTAAACGATAAAAAAAAAGCATACTACCTAGTACAATATTCATTGGCATATCTTTCATTTTCTCTTGATTTTTAGCTTGATATTCCTCTATTGAATACTTATTCTTTATTTTGTTTGTAACAGGCCTGTATAGAACCGCCATTGCATATTCCATTTTATCCCATTGAGATAAATAAGTATCTAAGTCTACATATTCTCCTAAACTCATTTCATCAAGGTTTGGTATAAAACCATATTCTACACCACCCATTGTGAATCTGTTTATGAGCTGTGGCTTCTGTTCAAACATATCTGCAATAATTTTTGTAATCCTGTGAACATCTTTTGCTTTCATTTCAAATACATCTTTGAAGTCAAGACCGCAAAATATTTCCATCATTTTTTGAGCTAAGAAGTTTTCATTATCGTTCTCTTTTTGAACTTTTAAGAACTTTTGATATTGCCATAATTTAATTTCAGACAAATCGCTTGGTACTATTATTTTCATTCTCATATATATATATATCGAAATTTAAAGGCGATTTTAGACAAAAAAAAAGGAGGCCCTTTTGAGGCCCCCTATCAACCAATTAATTATTTAAAATTAACAACAACTTAAGAAAAAAAACGGGATTAGATTAATTGGATACTAAATATTAAAGTGAATAGTATAGCACAGATGTAAACGAATGCTTTTACAAATACATCACTCAATATAATTTTTTCTAATATTCTTTTCATAGACCTGAATTTACTAACTTTTTTTGAATCACTCTAATATCTTTGATTCTACTATCCCAATTAGATGGGTCATAACCTTCTACACGAGCTTCTTCTAATAGACCATCAATATATTCTTCAATCATTGATACTATCATTTGTTTTTCATAATAGGTTAATTTTTCAAATTTTTTTTCGATTGTTTTTTGTTTTTTCATAATGTTTTGTTTTTAAATTATATATACAAATATAATATTTTTTTATTAATTAACAAATTTTAATAACTTTTTTTTTAAAGTTTTTTTTGAAACTCTAATGCTTCCTGTTTTGTCTTGAAGTAATATGCGTTGTAAACACCCTTGTTTATTACATCTAATCTGAAAGAGTTTCTCTGTTTGTTTGTAAGTAGTCTTGTTTTCATACATCTAAGATATTAATATTTGTTAATAAAACAAAATTTATCTAATTGCATATCTACCAAAGTTTGGTTTGCCTAACATTGCAAAAGCTATATATCTACTTGCATCTATACTATGTGAGAAGTCGTGTT